GTTCTCGTCCACCTACCTTCAAAAGCTCCTTTATGGGCTTCCACAGGTAGCATGATGGACGAACTACGAGTCAAGCACGGAGCCGAAGTCTTCACCTTATCGGTGGACCCTGACCTCTTCGTGCTTCCTCGTAGCGCCGCCTCGGGGCAGGCTGAGAATATTTCTCAGTTTGTCCTGTCGTGGCTTGAGCTTATCTCCGATAGTCCACTTGGCACGAAGCCTCGACGAACTTACGCCAACTTTCTCAAGAAGGCGTACTCGTCGGTCAAAGACCTCGTGCTCCAGTATTCCGACCTATCCCATAAGTTAGTCAGTAATATGACGCTCATGGGTAGCGGCACCTTAATAGGTGAATGGATTGGCGACGACTTCAAAGACACACCCGTGTTCTACGAGTATGCTCGCCTTTACCATACTGGGGATCTCTCCCTCTTGGGTTACCTTTACACGTTCCTCAACTTCGGAAAGAAGTTGGAGTTCATGGACAAGGCCTTCGAGGATGTCGCCTTACGCGACTGGTTAGAGATAGAAAGAGAACTATCAGATCTGAAGTTTGACGATGACGACCTCATCTCTATGAGGATGATCATCACCAGACTTCTGACACCCCTCAATAACGAGGAGTTCTGGCCAAAACATGGGCCAGGATCCGTTGCAGAAAGAGGTGTCAGAGACGCGGTCATGAAACACAACTTTGTGGGTTATGACCGCATCTTAGATCGTGTCTTCTTCCGAGGCTACTATAGTTCTTTTGGCCTTCGGAAAGAAGATGGGTTCTCAGCTGATAGCGTCCTCCCGGACACCGCCATCTGGGATCCCGATAAGCCTGTCGATGCACGCATGGCCCAAGTACACTTCGCTGTTAAGAACCTGAAGACCGCTCGCTCTGTTTGTATGGAGCCTACGGTTCTCATGTATTTTCAGCAAGGCGTCATGGACCAAGCCATCCGTGCAATCGACAAGACACCATACAGCCGGTTTATCAGACTCACCGACCAGGCGCGAAACCAACGGCTTAGTCTCATCGGTAGTTATACCGGTGAAATTGATACGATTGATCTCTCCGCCGCGTCGGATAGGCTGTCTCTGCAGTTGGTAAAACGTATCTTCCCAGCAAGCTGGTTGATACCTATGCTAGCTACACGCAGCACGTCTGCAAAGCTCCCTGACGGATCAGTTCGATCCCTCAACAAGTTCGCCCCTATGGGCTCCGCTATGTGCTTTCCTACGCAGTGCATTGTTTTTGCTACTGCGTGCATATACGCGGCCCATTTGTGGCGGCTTGGGCTGGCGCCAACGTCTAT